GTGGATTAACTATAGCAGTTCCTGGTCTTATACTAAGTGGTACTGGAGCAGCTGCAAGGACTATTACTGCTTTTGCAAGTGCTGCAAATGTGATTAATATTGTAGGATACATTAATAGAATAAGCTAATGAGTAATGCAAGATTTGGATTAAGAACTAAGAGTGGACAGATAAGTTCACTTATACAATCTTCATCCTTTGATGCAGATACATTGGCATTTATTAGTGCTGCTGGCATTACAGATAGTACACAACAATCAGCTATCAATACAATGGTAGTTGATTTAAAATATAACTCAATTTGGAATAAGCTATATGCTATCTATCCTTTTGTTGGTGGTACATCAAATTCACACAAGTATAATTTAAAAAATCCTTTAGACACAGATGCAGCATTTAGATTAGTATTTAGTGGAGGATGGACACATTCATCTACTGGAGCTACTCCTAATGGAGTAAATTCTTTTGCTAATACTTTCTTAAACGCAAATACAACACTTCAATTAAATAGTACATCTATTCATTACTATTCAAGAACATCAACTGGAGATTCAGCTACTGAAATGGGATTAGATGCTGGAGGTATAGCTCCTTTTTTAATTATTGCAACAAAGCAGTCAAGTTTAGATTATTCTACTGCATTCTCAGCAGCTACTGGTGCTACTGCTCAAGTAAGTTCATTAGGATTATTTTCTGTTAGCAGAACTGCATCTAATGCTTATGCAAGATATAAAAATGGAACTTCTTATTTATCAGCAAGTACTGCATCAACAAGTAAACCAAATAATACAATATATATAGGTGCAAGAAACCAGAATGGAACTGCTGCACAATATACTACTTATCAATGTGCATTCTCAGCAGTAGCAGATGGATTAAGTTCTGGAGAAATGACTACATTCTATAATATAATTCAAGCATATCAAACTACATTAGGAAGACAAGTATGATAGTAGGACTTTTAACAGAGATACAGAAAGACCAATTAATAGGTCAGCGATACGATGAGGATAGCTTATTTAACCCAGTTCAAGATGGTAATGGAGATTGGATAATAAGCACAGAAGAAATAGAACAAAATATATATTCAGAATTTGACTGGATAAAAACTTTACCAATGATAGAATACATACCAGTATGAAACGATATATAGAAACACTTTTAGCAGTATCAGCTTCAGCTCTTATGCCTATCAAGGCAACATTAATACTTGTAGGATTTTGTATAATGACAGATACTATATTTGGACTATATAAGGCTTATAAACTAAAAACTGCAATTACAAGTAGAGCTTTATCAGCAGTTATTTCAAAGATGTTTTTATACGAGTTTGTAATTATAATGTTTTATGCTATTGATACTATTATACTAAATGACCTTTTAAAGACAATTAGTCCAGTTGATTTATTACTTACAAGACTTACTGGAGTGGTAATGGTAGCAGTAGAAACGCTTTCTATACTTGAAAATATAAAACTATCTACTGGATATGATTTTATAAAGATGGCTAAAGAAGTAGTGAATAGAGGACAATCTATTAAAACAGAGTTAGATGAATTTAAAGACTAAATACTTAGCGATATTATTGCTTGTGGCTTGTAACAGAAATACAAGCAAAGTAATATATCAGGATAGAGTAGTGACTCAAGTTGACACTATTAAATTTGAAAGTCCAAGAGATGGAACAGAAGTGCCATGCAAAGACTTTGAAACATTTATACAAGGAGAAACAATACACGATACAGTATTTATAAAGTCTAAAGCTGGTAAGCTTCAGCTAAAGGCACAACTTGAAAGAAAGGTAGTAGAAAGACAACCTATTGTAGTTACTCCTCAACCTAAACGAGTAAAGATAGACAATAGTGTAACTGCTAAGAAAGGAGGAATAATAGGAGATGGAAATACACAAACCAATAATACTAAATGGTGGTGGATATTCTTTTCAGGAATGATTACAATGTATTTAAGTCAAAATGTAATAATAAAAGGATTAAAAATACATTTTCCATTTCTAAGATTCTTACCATGAAACTAAGCCAAAAAGGAATAGATTTAATTAAACAATTTGAAGGACTAAGGCTTGAGGCTTATTTATGTCCAGCTAAAGTGCCTACGATTGGATATGGAGCTACTTTCTATGAAGATGGTACTAAGGTAAAGCTATGCGATAAGATAACTAAAGAACGAGCTGAAGAGCTTTTAAAATGGCATCTTGAAACATTTGGAGAGCGAGTAAAGCCTATGATTAAAAAGCCACTTACAGATAACCAATATTCAGCAGTTTTATCATTCACTTATAACTTAGGAATAGGTAATTTAAAGACATCTAAGTTGCTAAGAAAGTTGAATATAGACACAAGTGATGAAACTATAAGAGAGGAATTTCTTAAGTGGAAATTTGCCAATGGCAAAGTGCTTGAAGGACTTGTAAGAAGAAGGATTGCAGAGAGTAGATTATATGCAGAAAAATAATACCTAAACAAAAACAAAAACAATGGGCAAAACGACAAATGACAAGATTAGGTTTGAGTTTGTAAAGCCTTATCTTCAAAAATTCTCTAAGCATTCTACCAGAGGACTTGCTACCTTAATTTGGAACACAGATGATGGTAAAGCACTATGGAACTCTTATGACTCTGTTAGGACTTACATAAGAAACAACAGAAATGAAAGCAAAGTTTCAAGAAACTATAAAAATCCAGTAGCAAGAGTTAAGCGAGAAGAGCAAGAGCTGCCAGAAAGCTGGGTAAGTAAGAAACAAATCTTTCAGATTCCTTCAGGCTATAAAAAGATAGCAGTTATTTCAGACTTGCAAGTGCCTTTCCATGATGTAGAAGCTATTAAGATGGCATTTACTCATATTAATTTAAGTAAATGTGACTGTTTACTTATCAATGGTGACCTTGTAGACTTTTATGGATTATCAAGCTACGAGAAAGACCCAAGAAAGCGCAACTTTAAGGCTGAATTAGAAGATTCAATACAAGTTTTAAAATGGATTAGAGCAAACTTCAAAGGAATAATATACTATTCGCTTGATGCAAATCATGAAGATAGATTTGAAAAGTATATGTTGCGTAAAGCTCCAGAATTATTAAGTACTGACTTGTTTAAAATAGAAGATTTGCTACAACTATATGATTTAAAGATAATTCCACTAAGAGGCTATGACCATATCAAGGCTGGTAAACTTCCAATATTACATGGACATACTGTCTTTAGGTCTTTTGGCTCTGTTAATCCAGCTAAAACTGTGTTTGATAGGCTCAAGACTTCAGCACTTGTAGCACATTGTCACAAGAAAGCTGAGTACACATGGACAGATTTAAGTAATGAGCCACATACTTGCTGGACTACTGGATGTCTTATGAATATTGATAGTGTAAGCTACAATCCACATGGAAACAACTATGTACATGGATTTGCAATAGTTAATATCTTAGACTCAGATGGCAATTTTAGCGTAGAAAATAAGTTAATAATAGGAGATAAAATAGTATAGATATGTTTCAATTTGAATTTATAATAGAGAATACAGATACCAGCATATTAGTTAATGCTGAAACTTATAAAGGAGCTATGGAAAAAGTACAATCAGCTAAAGTTCCAAGTCTTAATTTAGCAGAACTTATACTTATGAAGATGATAGACCTTGATGAGGATGGATTTATAATTGATTTAGAACTTGAAGATGAAGTACTTTAGGATAGTTAACGAAATATATCCAATAAAGTTCCATATCATATTGGACTTTAAAGATATTTCTATTTTAAAGAAATCTATAAAGTTTACCAAAAAAGAAATTGCTACAGAAGTTCATAAGATAATAGATGAACTTGATTTTGATAATGCACATGGATATACATTTATACATAAAGGCAACATATTTTTGACTGTAAAAGAATTTACTGGTACTGCTGGATGCTATGATACATTGATGCACGAAATGATTCATGTGATAAGTATGGCTGCTGAATACATTGGAATAAATTTTACAAAAGATAGTGAAGAATTCTACGCATATCTTCAAGGATATTTAACAAGAAAGATATTTTATGAATTGAATTATTCATTAATTTAGCCCATTCAGGTTTTGTTTTTGTTATTTAGGTGGGGAAGTCAGAAATGGCTTCCTTTTTTTATATATATAATATTTTAATAAGACAAAAAAGCAGTAAAATTCAGCTATTTTAAGCTAAAGTTCTAATAAAATATGCTCACATAACTGCTTGATACCTAATCAATTAGCATTTTTATTCAAAATAGTTTGAAATAATCTTTCATAATTAAAAAAGATTATATAGATTTACATCATCAAATTAATACTTGATACAGTTCTTTAAGTAATACACTTAAATATAGGCAGTAGTCTTACAATATAACCTACAACTTCTAACTGCCCATAGCTGTGAAGCTATTACCAACCAAATCTAAGAAGTGGATAGTTCATTGACATACTGAATTGAAATACTAAACGCAAGAAATAAGTCGTAGATGGCACAGTCATCAAGTGGTTAACTAAAGTAAGTCTTTAAGACTTCTGCCCTGTAAGGCATTGGACAATATCACATCATAGTAGAGTAATAAAAAAATACTCGTATCAGAGAATGGTAAGTAGGACAATACTACATACGAGTACAATGCCATTATTGGCAGCACAAACCTAAATAAAAATAAAATGGACAGTAAAATTAAACATTATCTAACTGCAGACAATTCAGTAGCTATCTATAAGATAACTTCTAATGGAACAGAAGTAGCTACATTCTATTCAATGCCTTTTGAAAGTATGGGGCAATTTTTACAACGCATTTCTAAGTATATAGATGAAATAACAACTATATACAGTAAGTAATTTTTAAATCCTAAATAAAAAAATCATGAAGAAGAAATTTAATTCAAAATCAATTACAATTACAACTGACTCAGAAAGACTTTTTGACTGGGTAAATGGTAAAGATGTTTTTTCAATTATGAGGACTATCTACAAGCATGATGCTTTAGATATCTTATTAAATTCTCCAAATCCATACAGAAAAGAATATTCTGATATGGATTTTGAAGCTATTAAAATTTTGCAAGAAAAGCAAAAAGATTTAATTCAAGAAATGGTTAGTTTATTAAAAAATTCTAAATACAGTTTATCATGACACTAAACACAATCAAATTTATCTACTTACAAGAAAAAATCAATCAGCAAATTGACCAATATGGTCAAGCTGACATTGAATTATGTAACGAATTAGATAGCGTACTTGTTAATCTTACAGTAGAAGAACAAGACCAAGTTTTATATTATTATTTATAGTTAATAGGGGAGAAGCATCCTACACTTCATATTTTTAAAATCTAAATAAAAAAAAACAATATGAAGAGTGGATTAATAATAACTGGATTAACTGAGAAAGATACAAATCATACAATACGTATCTTAATTCAAGAAGGTTATCAAATAGAGTATAATTCAAAAGAAGACTTTATATTCATAGAAGAAGAACAAGAGCATTACGATATATTAGAATATGAACTATGCAGTTTGTTAACCCCAGAAAATATACACTATAGTATAGAAGGAATAATTTAATTTTTTTTCAAACCTAAATAAATCAAAAATGACAAATTCAAAATTAACAAAAGAAGAAGTGGTATTTGAAGTACTACAAGCAACTGGTCTTAACTGGACAGTAAAAAAAGAAAAACTCAAAACTGAAAGTGGTATCATTATCAATGATTCCTACGCATCTGTTAGAAGCGATAACAACGCTTACTTAGGAATTGTAGGAGATAGATATTCATACCTACAAAATCATGAGCTTGTATCAATAGCTTACGATTCAGGCAAAGAAGTATTTTCAGAAGAACTTGAATTAAAGCATCCTTGGAATAATGCCAAAACACTTGGTTCATTTGGCAATATTGGTGGTGGTTCATTGAAAGATGGTAGCAAAGTATTTATCCAGTTAGAGTTACCAACTATATACATTGGTAAAAGTGATATCAATAGATATATTACACTAACTAACTCACACGATGGTACAATGTCATTAGGATTTGGTACATCTAATCAAGTTATTTGTTGCCAGAATACTTTCAATATAGCTAATAGAGATATCGCTAAAATAAAACACACAGCGTCTCTACAAGAGAAGGTAGATGAGTCAGTAAAGTCTTTAAGAAGAGTATTGGAATTTGAAGATAAGCAAATGCAAATATTTGAGATAGCTTCTACAAGAAAATTTGAGAAGAAGCATATTCAAGATATTGTTAATAGTGTATTCAGTAATAAATTATTGAGAGCTAATAATGAAGCAAGTACAAGACTTCAAAATCAAATGCAAGACTTCTCACACGATATTGATAAATCAATAGAAGAGCAAGGTGAAACAATGTGGGCTTTATTCAATAGCGTTACAAGATACACTAACCATACTGTTAAGAGTAAAGACAAAGATAACTCATTAATGTTTGGTAAAGAAGCTAAAATTAATCAAAGAGCATACGAAACAATGCTAAGCTGGTTAAATGTACCAGAGCTTGTAGAAGTATAATATATGGCAGGGGTGCGACTGTACAACGCACATATTTTTTCATCTTAAATAAATAACAAATGAACAATCCAAAACCAGAAGTTTACTCAGAAGAAAATTACAATTTAATAGTTACACACTTTGACAAAAGTATAGTAACTAAAGTCATAGAAGACTTACACTTCAATACACCAGAAGGCTTGTATAGAAGATATGAAAGTGTAGGATATTGGGCATGTTGCGACTGTCTATATATGTTATATGAAGGAAAAAAATAATAATTTAAAAAATACTAAAATGGCAAAAACAATCTCAATCTCAGACTTTACTTTTACTTTCATTGGATATGGTAAGTATAAAGTAACCTATACAAGTCCTAAGACTAATGTATATTGGACAACTATTACTACAGATATGCACCTAATAGATGCTACTCGTAATGCAGAGCAACCTATGACAAAAGATTTAAACAGATTAAAAGAACTTTGTAAATTTAATTCACAATGGTAGTACTAATATTAATAGGTATAATTTACCTCGCAACAAAAAAAGTCACTCTTACAGATGATGACTATGGTTTCACTTTTGAAAATGATAACAAATGAAAGTATATCACATCACATTCATAGAGTCCAGTAGCTTTGTTGCTACTGGCAAAAGATACGAGGCTAATACTCCAATTGAGGCATTAGCTTATTTTGAAATTGAATTCCCAGATGCAGTATTCTTGTATATTGCATCTTCTGAAATGTTTAATTATAAATACTAATGGAAACAAAAAGTAAATATTATATCTACTACAATGGATTTAATGTAATTACATTGTACGCACATAGTAAATGGGAAGCAATAGAACTTGCTTCATTTATGTTACCAATATTAAAAAGAGAAAAATTAATTGCTAAAAAAACAAAAATTAAATCAAATGGAAAATCAAGAAAAAACACCAATGCAGTCAATGATTAACTGGGTAGAAAATGGATGCTCATTATCTGGAGATATCTGGGATGACTGGAAGGAGATAATGCTAAACTCTGAAAGAATGGCTATTATAGAAGCTAAAACAGAAACACTTATTAATCAATCTAAAAAGTTCCTAAATGACAACTAAAGAAGCTTTCAAATTTGTGATAACTCAGCGAGATTGCCACAAAAAAACTGGACTATCATATTCAAACATAAGCAAATATAGGAAATGGTGCAATGAACTTGGAAGCTACCAAGTCAGACCTACTATAGACTTAATGGAAAAAATAATTACTGAGTATGGTCTATACAAAATAGTCAAAGAAGTATGGATTTAATTTATTATTTTTGTAAACCTAAATATAAAAAATGAAACTAACAGACAGAATGAAGGAGTATTACCTTCAAGAAAAATTCTTTAAAGAAACTGGAACATATTATTATGCTCCACAAGGAAACCAAGAAGACTACATAGCAGATGATAGAGAATATGAAGAAGACTTACAAAAGGGTTGTACTTTCATAATTATTAGCTGGACTATTATAGTAGCTTTATTTGCTTACATAACCTATAAATTTTTATAATGGAACTAAGAGATATAACCAACAAAGATTTGAGAAATTTATTTCATAAAGTCAAAGGAGAAATAGAAAGAAGAGGTAAAGAGTATAAAAGAATGCTAAAAGAGCAACAGTATATGAAAAACATAAACTACAATTATACTAAAGAATTATTGGCATTTATAAATAAAGAACTTGGTTATGATATATGCATAAAATCAAGAAAGCGAGAATATGTAATGTTCAGACACGCACTTTATTTATATTTTAGAAATTTAGAAAATAGTAAGAGATGTACAATATTAGATTATGCAGATTTACTTAAATGCAATCATTCTACTATCATATTCAATTCAAAGACAGCTCAAGATTTAAAAGACACTAATAATTATGATTATATCATAGCTGAAGACAAATTAACCCAATTAATAAACAAATTCAATAACCTAAAACAAAATCAAAATGGAGAACAAAAATCTTCTCAAAGCACTCAGCAAGTTTCAACAACTTGTTAAACCAATCAAGAAGGATGCTAACAATCCTTTCTTTAAGTCAAGTTATGCATCACTTGACCACATCCAAGAACATATTAAGCCAACACTAATAGAGTGTGGACTTGTAGTAATTCAAAGAAATGTTTACTCAGATAACGCTAATCAACTTTTTGTAGAAAGTAAAGTTGTAGAAGTTGAATCTGGCGAATGGGAAAGCTCATTATTTCCAGTAGTAGTTAGTAAGACAGATGCCCAGTCTTATGGTTCAGCAGTAAGTTATGCTAAGAGATATTCATTATCAGGACTTTTAAATTTAACTATCCAAGACCAAGATGATGATGCCCAGAAAGCTGTAGAGCAAGCTAAATTAGAAACTATTTGGCTGACAGATACTCAGTTTAAAAAAGCATTAGAAGCTGAACCTAAACAGATTAAAGCAGTTATTTCTAAGTATTCTCAAGCTCCATACGCTATGAGTAAAGATTTTAAAAACCAATTACAAAACAAAATAAATGAATTATCATGAGTGAACTATTAGATATAACCAGTCTTGATGGCTTAGAACCTACAAAGACTAATATTGAAAAAGTTAGTACAAGTTTATCTTCTTTAGTTTCAGATGGTCATATAGACCCAATAGAATTTGCAATTAGGATAGAATTTATCACTAAATGTTTAGATGAAGCTAAAAAGAAAATGCTTGATATAGCTATTGACGCAGTAAAGACAAAAACAACTTACTTAGGAGCTGAGATAGAAGTAATAGAATCTGGAATTAAGTATGACTACAAGGCTAATGGCAACTGGTCGCAAATTGAGGCCAGTTTAATTCCTTTGAGAGAGGCTCAGAAACTAATAGAAAACGATATCAAAATGGCTACCAAATTAGGTAAATCTATTTTAGATGGAGATGAAATAGTTGCAAGTCCAGTAAAAAAAGAAAGTAAAACAACAATTAAAATATCACTACCTAAATAAACAATATGGCAAAAGATGGATTTTATTTTCCACATTTTTCTAATTCAAGACACGATAGAAAGATAAAGAGGATAATCAAAGAACTTGGAGTTGAAGGATATGGATTATATTTTATGACACTTGAAGTTCTACGAGAACAGACAGATTTTAAGTATCCTTTATCAGATATAGATTTACTTGCTGATGACTTTAACACTTCAGAGGCTAAGCTTAAAACAGTTGTAATGAGCTATGATTTATTTCAAGTTGATTTAGATAATAACTTTTTTAGCGAAAAGTTCTTAGAAAATATGCAACCTTACCTAAAAATGAAAGAACAAAGAAGTTTGGCTGGTAAGAAGTCTGCAGAAAAAAGACAAGAAATACTTAACAGTCGTTCAACGAGCGTTCAACAAAGTAAAGTAAATAAAGTAAATAAAGTAAATGAAATAAATGATATTGAGTCTTTTATGGAATTTAGGAAGAAAGAATATAGTAAGTATTCAGAAAATTTTTTAAATAGACTTGATACAGATTTTTTTATTTCTTGTCCAATAATTTATACTACAGATAAAATAAATGACCCTTATAAAGATTTTGTAGATATAATATATCAAGCTATAACAGATAATGATTGGATTATTCAGATAAGTAGAGATACTGATAAGAGCAAAATAAGGCATAAATTAACAGAGTTTATTAAATATTGCCTTACAAGTCAATGCTTTAGAACAGAAAAATACAATAGTCATTACGAATTTCAAAAACATTTTGTAAATAAATACCTAAAAAAATGAAACCAAGAGTATTAAAATTTAAAAGACAAGAAGAAGAGTTTGCTAAACAAATTTCAAGCTGGGGAGAAATATCACAATCATCAGAACAAGAAGATATGTTTGAACATTGGGATATAAAACTACAAACCAAATTTGATGTAAAAGCAGTAAAGCGAGTAAGAACTGCAGAAGGCGAACCAGATGATAATATCCATTATGTAGAGTTTATTAATGTAAATGGAGAACTTGGATGGCTATATGGTAAAGCTGACTATATAGCTTTTGAACTAAATGAATACTGGGCAATAGTTGATAGAAGGGTATTAAGAATGTTTGTAGAAGGAAAATGTATTGCAAAAGAAACTTGTGAAACTCCAGAACTATACAAGATATATTCAAGAGGTAAGGATAAAATGACACTTGTAAGAACAATAGATTTGTTATACATAAGTGAATTGCAATTACATAAAAATGAAGTCTATGAATAATATACCTAATGCAATAGAACTTGAAGAAGCTTTACTTGGTACTATAATAGTTGACCAATCATATTATTTAACTGTATGCGAATTAATAAATGAAAATTGCTTTTTTTCTAATAAGCACAAAAATATTTATTTAGCTATTAAGAATTTATTCAATAAATCATATAGTATTGATTTACTAAGTGTAGCAGAAGAGTTAAAGAAAATTGGAAAGTTAGAAGAGTCTGGAAGCTATTCATATTTATCAGAGTTAACAAATAAAGCTACTTATGCAATAGATTATCATGCTCGTATAATAGGACAAAAGTATATGCAACGAGAAATGATGTTAATAGGTAACTCAATACTACAAGATGCTCAAGATGATACTAAGGATATTTTTCAATTAATAGACAATGCAAATAATTCTATTTTAAAAGCTCAAAATATATTAGATAATAATTCAATACTAACACTTGAGAATATTAAAAACAACTTACTTAAGATGGCTTTAAGTGTTAGGTTAGGAGAAATTAATAGTCAAGAAATACCTTCATGTGTCAATTTTATTAATTTTTACCTAAATACTGTAACTGTAATAGGTGCAAAACCTGGTACTGGTAAAACTGCATTTCTTTTATCTTCAGCTAACGAACAAGCAAAGCGAGGTTATAAAGTAATGATAGTTTCATTAGAAATGACAAAAGATAGAATGGCAGCAAGAATACTCCAGAGCCATACTAAGATATTTGCCAAGAGAATTATATCAGGTGATATAACTGATAGTGAATATAATATTATAGCAGATACAGAATTAAGTGATAATATACTTATTGAAGAAGGTATTGGATGGACAAGTACAAATTTCAAATCTAATCTTATAAGACTTTACAAAAAGTATAAATTTGACATTGTATATGTTGATTATTTCCAAAAAATACCACTTATAGGAAAAGATACAGTTGTAAATATGCAATTCTATCTTATGGAAAATCAAATATGTGCATTTGCTAAAGAGTATCCAGTATCAGTATGCTTATTAAGTCAATTAAATAGAGGAGAAGATAAAGGTCTTGAAGGATTGAGAGGTGGAGGCATAGAGCAAGGTGCATCTCAAGTATATATTTTTACAGATGAGTATATAATTGAAAATAAAAATTTAGATTTTATGCAAATACCTGAAGAAAGAAGAGGTAAGATAAGTGTCAACTGTGAGAAAAACAGAGATGATTCATATTTAGGTGGCACTATTTACTTTGACAAGCTTAAACAGACTATGACAGACTGGAGCATCTTAAATAACCAGCAAGAAACTGAAATTTTTTAACCTAATTAACAAACAAATGAAAAACGAATTAACAAAAACAGACAAATTATTGATTGATGAAGCACTTTCTTATGTATTTAATCAAGCAAATCCATCAGATTTAGCATTTACTTATGAAGGAATTGTAAGACTTGCAGAAATAAGAGTTCAAATTGCAAGTGAAACAATAATTAAAGGATACTCAAAAAATGCTTATGGTGATTTAGCTAAAGTTATGGCTGATAGATTCTGGAATAAGTAGTAATCAGTTTCCAACAATACTATATTGTCAATAACTATTACATAATATACTATACTACATAGTATATAATCATTATTTTTAACCAAAATAAACAATATGCCTACTTACATTAATGGAACAAAATTAAAGAAGACAAACTTCAGTATCAAATTATCTGGAAAGACAGAAGACTTCATTAGCCAGATTCAAGCTATCACTAATGAGAAAGGATATTTCAACTTAGAGATTAAAGAAAGGAAAGAAGTTGGAAAGTATGGAGATACTCACTACTTAGTAGTAGATGAGTATGTTCCAGCTGAGAAGTCTATACTTCCAGAAACAAAATTTAATGCAGATTTACCATTTTAGATAAATGCCAGTGCTACACAGTTCTTTTCATAAAGTTTTAGTTAATACATTCATGTTGATTTTTATGTTATCGTAGCACTGGTAATTTTTTATGAGATGTAAAATATGCAAGACAAAGTTTGAGCCTAAGTTTTTCCTTCAGAAGTGGTGCAGTCCAGAGTGTGGAGCAAAGTATGGATTAATACTCAAAGAGAAGTCAGATGCTGATGAGTGGGTAAAAGAAAAGCAAAAGCTAAAGAGTAAGCTAAAGTCATATAGTCAGAAAGTAAATGAAGCAAAGAAAGTATTTCAAAAATGGATTAGACAAAGAGATGAAAAGCAACCTTGTATTAGTTGTAATACTCTTGTATCTATTCCTTTCTGGGATGCTGGGCATTTTAAAAAAGCTGAACTATATAGGGGAGTCATATTTAACGAGGATAATGTACATAAGCAATGTAGAAAATGTAACTTTTATCTTGATGGCAATGAGCTTAACTATAGGACTGGACTTGTACAAAGGATTGGATTAGCCAAAGTGGAGGAGCTGGAAAGGATAGCAGAAGAAACAAAGAAGTATAAATATACAGACCAAGAACTTCAAGACATTAAAAAGAAGTATAGATGAAAATACTTTACATAACTGGATATAGCAAACACTCTGGAAAACCAAAGTACTCAAAAGCAACTATCCAGCAATATCTATCAGGTCAAGTAATTGAAGCAAAGAACGAAAAAGAAGAAACAATATACCTATATAAATCAGAATACATAAACTTAAAAAAATGAGCTTAACAGAATTGTACAACGAGTATTGTAAAACACATAAGATAAGAATAAGACCATTATCAATAGATTGGTATAAAACAGAAGCAGCAAACATAAAATTTGTTGTCAAAAAAATATTACCAAATAAGAAAAAATATCACTTACTTTACACTTACTACTTCATGAGTGAACGATATCCATTCTTAAATCATGATGACATGGCTTCAGCACTTGAATGTACAAAGCCTAATGTTATAATATTATCTAAGAAAATAAAAATATGGATAAACAGTTATGAAGATGTTAGAACAGATTTAGAATTTATAAACTTTAAAATTAATCAAGATGCCACTAAAGAAAGGATTTAGTTCCAAAACTATCGCTAAAAATATCAAAACAGAAATGAAGCACGATAAGCCATACAAACAAGCTTTGGCTATAGCTCTTTCTACTGCAGCCAAAGCAAAGTCAAAGGCTGGTAAAAAGAAGTAGTATGAAAGAAGAGCTTCATTATGGATATAAAAAAGTCATTTATCCTAATGGCATTATAAAATATTATAACATAACTGGAGAAGCTCAATACTATAAAGAGATAAATAAGAAACAAGCAGATAAGCTTGAAGCAAAAGTTATTGCTAATCTTTCTAAAATAAGGAAACTAAACCAAGATAAAATAAATGAAAACAGAGATAGTAAAAATATCAGAAGTAAAAATCAATCCAAATAATCCAAGATTAATAAAGGATGACAAATTCAAAAAACTGGTAAAGTCAATACAAGACTTTCCAGAAATGCTTAATATAAGACCTATCGTTGTTAATTCAGATATGATTATACTTGGAGGTAATATGAGATTAAAAGCTTGTAAAGAAGCTGGACTAAAAGAAGTTCCTATTATCAAAGCAGATGAATTGACAGAAGAAAAACAAAGAGAATTTTTGATTAAGGACAATATTAGTGGAGGAGAATGGGATTGGGATGTTTTAGCAAACGAATGGGATGTAGAAGAATTAAACGCATGGGGATTAGACATATTAGATGTAGAAAGCAAAGATGATAATGAATATTCAGCAAAAATTGAAAGTCCAATCTATGAACCAAAAGGAGAAAAATATAGTATAAGTGAAATCTATAATGTAGAAAAATATACTGAATTGGTAAATAAAATAAACAGTTCAAATATAGATAGTGACATAAAAGAGTTTTTGAAACTATCAGCTACAAGATTCATAGAATATGATTATAGGAAAATAGCAGAATATTATAGCAGCTCAGACCAAGAAGTTCAATCTTTGTTCCAAGATGTTGCTTTAGTAATTATTGATTTTGAAAAAGCAATAGACAAAGGATTTATAGAACTTACCAAAAGCTTGAGTGAACAATACAATTTAGAATATGAATAGTGAATACTGTATATTTATAATATCGTATGGCAGACCAGAGAATGTAAAAACATATGATACTTTAATCAAGCAAGGATGTACTGCTAATATATATATTATTTGTAGCTCAGATGATAATCAATTAGATAAGTATCACGAATACTATCCAAACAAAGTTATTGTATTTGACAAAGAAAAATACAATCATATTGACACTATGGATAATTTCAACAATAAAAAAATAGCAATATTTGCAAGAGCAGCTTGTTTTGATATAGCAGAAAAGTTGAAATACAAATATTTCTTTCAGTTTGATGATGATTATTCAATATTCCTACATAAATTTGACACTAATCTAAAATTTGTAAGTAAAAAAATACTCAATTTAGACCATACATTTGAACTTCTATTACAATTCTATAAAAAAACTCCAGCTTATGCCATAGCAATAGCTCAAGGTGGAGACTTTATTGGTGGTAAAAATTCAATGTTAGGTAGTACAATATACCTTAAAAGGAAATGTATGAATACATTTTTACTTTCTACAGAAAGAAGATTTGATTTTATAGGTAGTATGAATGCTGATGTAAATACTTATGTAAAAAATGGTATACAAGGCAAATTATTTTTACAAATTAATCAAATATCAATCAACCAAGAGCAAACACAGAAAAACAAAAATGGTTTAACTGATATCTATAAGCAGTTTGGTACTTATGTAAAATCATTTTATACAGTTATAATTAATCCAAGTAGTGTAAAAATATCCCTAATGGGAAATAAAAACAAAAGACTACATCATAAAATTGATAACAATAAAACTTATCCTTTAATACTATGGCACGAATAATTGACAACAAACTTCTTTTTGTTCATGTACCTAAAACTGGTGGTACATTCATTAGAGAATTAATTTCAAAAGCTGGAATCAAAAATTGGGAAACTGGATTATTTGAAGAGCATGACCATAAAGGAATAACAGACCTTGATGAGTTTAGAAGCTTACCATCATTTGGATTAATTAGAAAGCCTTACGAGTGGACAATATCAAGATGGAAATGGGGAATGTATACAGAGTTTGGTCTTAAAGTAAAAGGAGGCACTAAAGCAAAGTCACATTGGATGGCAGATGTATGGAGTGAAGATATAAATGAATTTCTATTCAATACTATACATAAAAGAGCTGGAATTGCAGAAGAAACAATGTTCAATATGCTTGGAATTGGAACAGATAAAGAAGTAACATATGTAATTAAAAATGAAGAGATGGAAATTCCATTAATAGATATCTTTCAAAATCATTTGCATATTGACATTAAGCCTTATTACAATAGTATAAAGAATACTAAAGAATTAAAGCTCAATAAGGAAATAAAATACCCATTCTTGAAAGAAGAAATTGAAAAACAAAATCCAAATCTTATGAAATACTATCACCAACCACTTTGGGGATTATTATAATTAACAGTCATAAAACAGTCATAAATGCCAAAACCTAATCCAATTCCAAATAGTAAACCATTTAAGAAAGGTCAATCTGGAAATCCTAAAGGCAGACCACCAAAGTTGCCACATTTAGATAAATTACTTGATGATGTGTTAGGAGAAGAAAAGGATGGACTTACTGCTGCAGAAGCTATCATAAAAGCACTAAGAGGTAAAGCTGTAAAGGGAGACATTAGAGCTGCTGAAATACTTCTTGACAGAGCTTATGGTAAAGCAAGACAGATAGTTGATGTAGAAGCAAATGTAAGCACTAATAAAGCAGTAATGATATTGCCTAATGGTATGGAAATAGAGATATGAATGCAAAAGAAATGGCTGAAGAGTTGATAGAAAGATATCAGTCAACTCCATTTGATTCTATTTTTGTAGATTGGAATGGTGAGTTTGAACTAAAAACCTACAACATTACATCATATTCAGCAAAGATATGCGCATTAATAGCAGTAGAATACTTACTGTATGAATTTAAAGACCAGCAATATATTGATTTAGAAAGAGTTGAGTATTGGAAAGATGTGCGTGAACAGATAAAAAAAGCATGAGTGCTACAATAGATTTTACTAAGAATGAAAAGCAAAAGGAACTTTTATCAGAAGTTCTAATGGCTTGTAAACTCAAAGAAGCTGGACAAGATTATAACAAATACTTCTTTTATGGTGGAGCTATTCGTGGAGGCAAGACATACTCAATACTTGGTATATTAGTTATACTTTGTAAGATGTATCCTAAATCAAAATGGGTAGTAGTAAGAGCAGATATGCCAGCATTGACTGGAACAACTATACCTTCACTTGAGAAAATAATAAGCACTTCAACAGATTGGAAATGGTCAAGAGATAAATCTAACTATTTTGTAAAGTATAAAAATGGTTCTAAGATTATATTCAAAGGAGAAAGTATAACCAGCGACCCAGAGCTTAACGATTTCTTAGGTCTTGAGTGTAATGGCTTCTTTCTGGAACAAGTAGAAGAGCTGAGTCAAAAGATGTGGTATAGAGCATTAGAAAGGTCTGGTTCACACTATACAGAAAACACTCCTCCACCATTTATCTTCACTTCATTCAACCCTACTCAGACTTGGGTAAAGGACTTTATTTATGTGCCTTATATGAAAGGAGAAGTTAATACTCCATACTACTACATTAATGCTATGCCACAAGACAATCCATTTGTGACTAAAGACCAATGGAGTGCTTGGAGCAATCTTGATGAAAGAAGTAAGGCTATAATGATTGAAGGTAGCTGGGAGAATTTTGATACAGACTCAAAGTTTGTATATACATTTAGCGAAACTAAACATTTAAAACAATTAGAATACAGAACAGACCATATTGCTTATCTATCATTTGACTTTAACAGAAGTCCAATATGTTGCACTATCATACAAGATTATGATAATTCTATCAATGTGCCAGTAGTTATCAAGTTAAATAATGCCAACACTTATGAACTATGCGACTACATATTAAGGAACTATCCTAACTCTATGTATATGGTTTGTGGTGACTACTCAGGCAAGACCAGAGGCACACTTAGCGAAGACAACTATCATAACTATGATATCATTCAACAGAAACTAAACATCAGTTCAAGGAATATGTATCTTGTACCTAACCCTCCACTCAAAACTAATAGAGTGTTAGTTAATGCAGTACTGGAACACTATCCATGTTACTTTGACCCAGAAGGAGCTAAAGACTTAATCTTTGATATGAAGCATGTGGAGGTGCTACCAGATGGAACTATAAAGAAGAAAGATAGAAATGACCCAGCTCAACAAGCAGATGCTTTAGATACATTCAGATACTATCTAAATGTATTTATGCAAGACTTCATTAGACTTCTTTAGACCAAATAGTAAAGCAAATAAATATAAAGCGATTAAACTTATTAGTTAATTTTACTTACTATGAGCTGCTGCACAATCAAACAGATAAGCATTCCACAATGCGTTTCTACAATCATAATGCCAGTAGGTCTGGCAGAAGGTACTTATACCA